CAAATACAGTCTGCTTCATCGTCATCTGACAGATGCTCTTCTAATGCCTTGTCTAGCTCTTCGGCCTCAGTCTCGTAGATATCCGTCCGATCATAGTCCCGGTCTACGCTGGTTTCTTTCCAGCTAGTGCTAGCCGCACCATAGCGGCGCTCCAAGGCTGCTTCTACCAGATGCCCGTAGCCACCGTCATATACGCGACTGCCATAGACTGCCGTAGCGGTATCATCGGATTCCGCACTGTAGCGCCAATGCATCCCGTATCCCGGTAAGCTATATGTCTGCGAATACCATACGCCATCAATCCAGTCGCCAGCCTTGTCATTGACAATGCGGAATTGCCCATCCGGCGACATAACGCATAGCTTATTCGCATAGCCGATATGCTTTTCCATCTGTTCCCAATACTCATGGTCACCAATATCTACGCCTACCATTACGCTTACCAGGTTAGCGGTATCTGACATATTGCCATTGCGATCAGTCGGCGTGTACTGACTCAGAATGCCGTTATGCATGACATAGGCGTTACCGTCTGGCGTCTTGAACGGATGACAGTTACGCAGTGACACAATGCCATGCGTAGCGAAGCGGAAATGCACGGCATACTCCCTTCCCGCGTCATGCAATTCTCTGGCGTAGCGCCATGCCCGCTTTACCATTTTGCGCCCTAGGAACTTCTCTACGCCATCCTGCGACATGAAGCCAATACCGTCAGAGTTATCCTTAGCTGCACTGCGGAAATTAGCTTCCGGCATCTCAAGCCCTTGTTTTACATAAGCAATTAGGCACATATTAAATTTCCTCCGGCTGCGGGTAGTTTTTAGATGACATGCGTTTGCTAAAGTTACCCTCAGCCAGAAACGCTACCAGGTTAGGGTATGTCTTACGATTCTTGCCTAACCACGCGATAAAGTCAGTAGTAGTGTTAATTGCCTTAATGCTGGCTTGCCGCGTGTACAAGATAGCCGCATGGCAGAATTCAATATTCTTGAGTACGCGGTCTGGACGCAAGTTACCTCTAAATATGCGGAATTCAATAGTCTCCCTGCCGAGGTGTACGGCCTCGTACTTGTCCCCGTTAATCTGCTTTCCATCCGCAATAGTCTTGGGATGGAATGCCGCCCACTCTTCCGGATCGCGCTGAGCTATTCGCTTCATTAGCTCTTCATTAGCCTTGCTGTTAACGAATACCAACAGCTTACCTAAGTTAAGCGCGCTAATAGCCTTACGATTGCAATGGACGTGCATCCCGCAATTGCTTGTCCCGGCGCCCGACTTACCAATGCTCTTAATGCTGGCTAGCAGCTTCTGCCAGCCGAACTTAGCTTGATGAAACTCCAATGTATAGGGAAGCGTGATTAGCTCAACACCGCTGGCCGATAGACTGCCATCTGACATGAGAATATAGCGTCCATCCCCGAAGCTAGCGGAACCGGCGCAACCGCCCAATCTAGCCGCTAAGTCTTCGCCGCCGCTTTGACTATCTGACGCGGCATTTTCCATTTCCAGTTCAACGCCAAAACACAAGCCATTCTTAGGCGTAGCAGTCGGCCATCCGCCATGTACAACGAACGGCGTAGTAGCGTGATAGCTATAGATGTAATCGGCATTTACTTCTGCGTCCGCGTAGTAGCTGTCGTTTGCCTCGTCGCGGTTGTGTTCATCCTCGTACCAGTCGCCCGCCTCACTCCGGTAGCAGTTACGATCGCGATAGGGCCGCGACACATAGCTATCAGAATCGATTAGTGAGCATGCCCTGGTAGCTTCTATCCAACACTCTTGTATCTCAGAATATACGTAGCTGGTTTCGGCGCAACCTTGACACCATGTAGTGCCATCTTCAAGTAGGGCAGTATCCTCGGATATCTCCGCACATTGCGGACAGATAAAGCTATCATCGTCCGGTAATTCTACTTGCGTAGTCATATAATTAGCTCCTATGGGTTAAACGATTAAACAGATTCACAATGCGCTGCTTGCGCATTTCCTGTAACTCGGCGTCTAGTATAGCACGTTTTAGCAGGCTATCACCGTCCGCTTGCGGCCTATAGTCAATTACGCCACGGCATGCCTTATTAGCTGCCTGAACGATCAAGCTTATCAGTCCTACGGCTACTAACAGCATCCAAATGCCGGCTACCAGGACGATTAGATCAATTAACATAATAATCCCCCGCGATTAATAGGGTTAACCAGATGCAAACGAATGCGAAGGCTACCACGTTAATTGCTCCACTAGTATGTATGAGAGTCTACCCGTATCGTAGTATTGCGTAGCCCGCGCGCTGTAGTCGGATAGGTTAAGTTCGCTGGCGATCGTGTACGACACGTGTGCCCCATCCAGAAACTGTAATGTTACCTTGTATTGCGTCATATCTGTGTACTCCTATTGATTGATCCTATCTGAGTATATGCACGCTGCGTGCCAATTGCTAACCGTGAAACAATCTAGCATCGACAGCATGCCCCCGCTGCTTCATTAGATACCTGAACTGTCTAAACGTTATTCCAAGTAAATCAGCAGCTTGTGTCCAATTATTACCAGTCTTACGTAATGCTTCTACTATCTCAGTTTCAGCAGTCGTTGACTGTCTCAGTATAGCTGCGCGTAATCTCTTGTTCATAATCAGTAGTCCTGTTTTGTCTAGTAGTGACGTAATAGTGACATACCTGTCACTCCATGTCAATAGCACTAGCATTACAAGCTGTTAATATTTGTGCTATGCTGTGCACCTATTATATAGTGGTAACATATTACGCCCCCTAGCCTATGGTGTACCCGCACTCTTTCAGTGCATATTTATGCATTACATAATGTGTTTAATATGTTAAACATGCGCGGCTGCTTCTCGATATGTTATGTTATATTGCATTGCATCATTAAGTTTGCTTAACATTACATAATCTTAATGTTTGGTAACATAGTGCGACCTAGGGGTACCCGGGTAAAAGAATTCCTCGCTGGGCTGGGTGCCGGACTCCCACGCCAAAAGGGAAAAAAGTAAGAATGCTGTGATGCAGCAACCAAATTCCTGCGACCTATTAACCTATCCTGATATCTGCGTCGATCTTCGTCGAAAGCGTTCGGCGGATTCCGGAAAGCGAAATCGACCAAACAGCTAGGGAAATGACAGATTGGTGGATTCCACTAAAAAAGGGTCAAATTTTGGTGGATTCCACCTATTTTTAAAAATCGCTCACATCACTTGCCAAAAAGCGCTACTATTGTAGTATAGGGGAAACTTTTTTGTTAGTTTTTTTGAAGGGGTGCTGCTGATAGTAGTCAGCAGTTCTTCTCCGGCGACTCAACCAAGAGTCGCCTACGAAGAAACGGTATCTCCTAGTAGATACCTCTGCTTCCTACTATAAATCAATAACTTACATCAATATGCGCCTACGCTCCGCTTTGGGGCTACGCTCTCGGCGCTAAGAATAACAAGCACTGCACAGTCCTCGGTTGCCGCACAGCGGCAAACTTCGTCCTGTGAACAGTGTATTCTGCGTATCATCCAGATACGCATAACATCCAGATAGGTATATCCAGATATGGCTCAACCCGGATACACGGGTCCGCAAGCGCGGCGATTTGATCGTCAGAACCCGACATTCAGCCGCGCGCAGCTTGGCGCTGCGGCCAATCACTCTTCCTCTACCCCTGCTACGCAGCACTCTGCTCCCAATGCGGATACGCACGCACAGCAGGATGATGACCTGCAGGATGTGGCTCCGCCGCAGGATCCCAATATCTCGGGGATGACCCCGACAGAGGACTGCTATACCTGGCTCGCTGGTAAGCTCGACGGCTGGAAGGAGAACGACGACTATCGTGAGTTCTTCGAGAATAGCTGCGGGCCTGACTCCCGCATCCATGGCTACCAGAACGGCTATGAATACCACGACAACGATTATGACGACAATGGTGGGTTTCCCACAGCCATTGGGCATGCGCATGGTGTCGTTGGACAGGCAGGCAATGAAGAGGCGTCTAGCCCCACTGCGGAAGCCTACCCGGTAGGTATCATCAACCGGAGGTATATCTAATGCAGGCGTTCAGTCAGGTACCCACAGCCGGTAATACGCCGCTGGAGAAGGCTTGGCCTATCCACGGAAAGCACAATAACAACCAGGTTCTTGATGACAAGGACATGGTTGGTTCACATCGCAACGATAAGGTGACTCTTCACAATGCCCATCCTCACACCAGTCACTCAGTTGGCTACCACGATTCGCCAATGGGTAGCAGCTACGAAAACCACGGTATTGAAGCTGTACACATCATGCATGGCCGCCGTGACAAGCCGGCTGAGCACCATCCGCCAAAAGGTCTTTGGGAGCCGGACGCCCTAGACCACAGGCAGGGCATGCAAACTGTCTTTGGCGGCACGGAGGGTAGGCCATGAAAGCATATACCCCGGAAGTAGCCTCGGGCAATACCTCTTCTCCAGTAAGGAATCCTTTCAACATGAGTCTCAACGGCGCAAAGCCCCTCACTACGTTTCATGGCGGCTCCGCCGTAGGCGGCACGCCGCATAGCAAGGCTGGGGTAGCTTCCTTTGCTACGCCTATGCACGCTGCGGCGTATAATGGCGCTATGGCGCCCAAGATCACCCACGAGCAGCGCTCTGGCGGTGTTCCGCATATCTCCATGCACCCAGGTGGTGGCACGGGGATGGGTGGCAATTAATGGCTTACGCATCCGCATTTAAGCCTAATACGCTGACCTATGCGCTGAGCGTGGCTAACTCTAATACGCCAGCCAGGCAGCCAGTAGGGTTCAATGGCGGGCAGGTAGCCCGTGTCTATAACTCAGGCGCAACTGACGTTGCTATCGCCTTCTATAGCTTTGCTAACGGCACACCGGGGCTTAATCTAGCGGGTGCTGACCCTACACTGGTATTTCCAGTCACAGGCAGTCCGCCTACTGGTCAGCCTTCGACGGTTGTAGCCAAGGGCACGGTTGCATTCATTGACGGTGTCGGCGCATCTGACAGTTTCGTAGCTTTTGGCTCGGCTGCTGGCCCTAGCATCGTGTATGTGACCAAAGGCGACGGAAACGGGCCAAACTAGCCATATAACCTTGGGAGAGGCTATGAAGATTGATTTTACCCACCAATTGGTGGATTCAGAGGGTAAGACTGTCCTCGAAGAGGACGCCCCTGTAACTATCAAAACGGTACTGAAACGGGCCATTTTGGCCGACGCTACGCCTGCTGGTCAGCCTATTCCGGTTGACGAGAAGGTCAAGCGCTTTGATATATTCCTAAAATTGCGGTCAGCGGACAGTAATACGGACTGGACGCTTGACGAGATTGCCTTGCTCGACAAGGCTGTGATGGTGTACTCTACACTGATTTCAGGGCAATTGCACTATCTCCTGAACAACAAGACGCTTCCGTAACTAAACAAAGGATAATAACATGGCCGCAGGCCCATTGATTGCCGGTGCTGCACAAAGCACCACGACTACGACTGGTACGGGCGCACTGACGATTGTCAATAGCGTTCCTGCTGGCGCTCCCGCTGGTTCCACGACTTTCGCCGCAGCTTTCGCTCCGACTGGCGTGTATCCCGTTGCTAACATTTTCTACGCGCTGATCGACGCCTCTGGCAACATCGAAGCGGGCTACGGTACGCTGACTTCTGCCACGAACTTCACGCGCGACTTCGTGGTTTTCTCGGGTGTGAGCAACACTACGGCTCCGTACGTTCCGGCGCTGATTAGCACGTCTACTGGTAACTTCACTAACCTGGCAGCCGGTACGGCCAACCTGTATAGCAACCCCTCGTTGCTCTCGCAAGTCACCCCGTATCAGCAACGCTTCCCGAACTTCACTGGTAACTCCGCTAGCTCTGCGCAAGATGGCGGCATCACCGAAGATATCATGCAGGGTTCGTTCACTGGCTCGATCACGAACGGCGGCACGCCAACTACTGGTCCGGTGAACTACAAGGTCTCCAGCAACGGCGAAGTGCAAATCAGTTTCCCGGCCGCGTTGACCAACTCAACCGCTGGCACGACTTCTGTGTTGACTGGTGTTCCGGCTTACCTCACCAATGTTACCACGCAGACTGTACCCGCTATCGTCGTTTCCAACGGCGCCAACGTTCTCGGTGCTGTTGTGGTCACTGCTGGCGCTACGCCGACCTCGACTGGTACGTTCACACTGCAGCAAGGCTCGACGCTGAGCGGCACGTTTACGACTTCGGTTGTCAACGGCTTCCCGACTTCAACCTTTACGTACAGCTTGCACTAAACTATGAGCGAAACCAAGCATACTGGAACTTTTCAGGGAAAAAGCAATGCCCTCGGTCACGGGGGCAGGGCTGCTCAACTGAAAGCTCAAGGCGTACCTGGTGGAGTGATTGGGGCTATAGCCCGTGCGAAGCATGCGGCTCCTGGCCAAGCCAACTACCATGGTGGACACTACAACGCGAACGGCGCGACCCATAACGGTGGCTAAAGCCGTTACCAAATGGCAACCGGGTAAATCCGGGAACCCAAAGGGACGACCGAAAGATCAGCGCACCATCGCTGTTCTGAAAAACGACCTGGAGTTAGCCGTCCGAGAGAAACTCTCAAAGACGGCTGTCTCCAGCGTTGTCAACCGCATGGTTAAGATAGCTACAGAGAGTTTAGACGAGCAGGCGGCAGTAGCCGCTGCTAAAGTCGTACTCAATATGGCAATCAGCAAAGCGCACGTACAAGAGCAGAGTTCTGGTAAATCAGGTTTCACAATAGTTATAGAGAATGCAACGCTACAGGCGCTTAAACAGCAGCCTGAGCATAAAACAATAGACGTACAAGTCACTGACGTAGTGGCGGAGCAATAAAATGGCAAGTGCAGCGAAAGAAGTAATGGGGAAGGCTTTCACGTCCCCGACGAGCGACAAGGCGGCAGGTGGACGTGAGTCCCCCAGCGCCTCTGGTCCTTCGGGCAAGTATATGGAACGCAGCGGTCCTGCGACAGGCGGCCACAAGGGCTGGACTGGCGGGTATAGCGATGATGCCTGGCTGGGTGATACCAGCAAGATGGCTAATCGTCAGTTCGCCTCGGAAGGCGGAACGGATTACTACGATGAAGTCAATATCGCATGGCCTGCGAATGAGGTCGATGCAGACATTTATATGGTCCCTGACTTTCAGGGACAGTCAGGTCAAGGCGCTAATCAGAGCACCTTGCGCCCCATTGGGAGCGTGTAATGGCTTTTTCACAACGACAAATTAATGAAATACAGCCATTGGCTGAAGTCAGCGCGTGTGTAGCGTCTCCTGGCGCCGTAGGTAACGGCACGACGGTCTATGTGACCGCAGCGTGTACTATCGGCGGAACTAGCGGCCCTGCCGCGACGTTTGCTATCGGTGATTGGCTACAAGTGTATCCGGCGTCTACCGCGGGTACGAACGGTATTAGCGTCACGGCTGCTCCTACTGCTACAGCAGGTACGGTAGGTTTGTATTTCCAGAACAACACTGGTGGATCAATTACGCCCGTGGCTAGTTCTGCATACAAAATAGTCGCTTATCGTACTACGCCTACGATTATCTCGTAATGGGTAAGGTAACTATTCTCAGCGGTCCCCGTAAGGGGACTGTTGTTGACAGTGACTCACAGGGCGGTCAGATGCGCCATCGCGTGGATACTGACGACGGTCCTTCGGTAGAAACGCCGATGGAGACTGCTGATCGTCTGTCCGGTGATGATGGACAAGGTAAGCGGCAGAATCAGTCTACGGACGCAATGAACCAGTATTGATGGGCTACTTGATTCGGCAACCTGGAGAGGCTGTTGGAACCGACTTTACGCATAAGTCTGCATCCCGCGCAGGCAGCAATTTTCAACAGCACAAAGCGCTTCCTGGTAGTAGCGGCAGGCCGCAGATTCGGCAAGTCGTGGTTCGCGAGCGTAAAGCTCGGGGTCGCAGCCCTAGCCAGTGAAAATAGATTTGGTCACAAGCTTACTCCAGAGCAACCAGTCTACTACGTCGCTCCAACGTTTGACCAAGCTGTTAGAACAATGCGACCAAAGCTTATCCGACTTCTCGGGTGGGCGAAAGATGGTGGTTTCATTACCAATGAAAACATCAACAACGGCTGGATCGAGCTACTCAACGGCGTCAAAATCTATCTAAAAGGGGCGGAGAACGATGACGCTCTCCGAGGCGAAGGCAACAGGTTGGTGGTTCTGGATGAATACGCATCCATGGCTCCGCATGTATGGCCTGAGATTCTTGAGCCTACTCTTATGGACGTTGAGGGCGATGCTCTCTTTATAGGAACGCCAAAGGGTAAAAATCACTTCTATCGTCTGTTTATGGATGCTCTGACGCATCCAGAGCCATACTGGAATGACTGGGAAGCCTTTCATTTCAAATCAAATGATAATCCGTTCCTCAAGGAACGAGAACTCAAGCGCATCGTTTCTCGCAGCAAGGGAGCCGAAGGTCTTGACCCCAGAGATAGAAATCGCCAAGAAATTGAAGCCGACTTTATCTCCGGAGGCAGTAAGATACTCCGCCCTGACTGCTTCCCAGTCGTTAAGGGCTTTAACAGTAGAACGGCACGGTACTTCGTCACTGTGGATCTTGCCGGATTCAAAAAAGCTGACGGAAATCAAGTACTACGGACCGACGAAAGTGTCGTCGCAGTTACAGCAGTCAATGATGACACATGGACTGTCCTGCGTATTAGACACGGCCACTGGGAAGTAAGAGAAACAGCTACGCAGATACTGCTAGCTTGCAAAGCCTTCCCAGGATGCCGTCTAGGCATCGAGGAAGGCGCCCTAGAAGCGGCAGTACGTCCCTACCTTGAAGAAATGATGCGGCAGTACAGCCGCTACATCAACATAGAGCCGCTAAAGCACCACAATGCACGGAAACAGGATCGCATCAGTTGGGCGCTTAGCGGACGTAGCGAACGCGGACTCATCCAACTTCTCACAGATGAACCGGACGACTACGAAGGACCCCAAATCCAACCCTGGAACCGATGGTTCCTTGACCAAGTGGCTGACTTTCCCGATCCCCTCGCCCACGATGACGGACTCGATGCAGTCGCCTACGTTGACCAACTTAGCGAAGCTTCCTACTTTGACGCCTCTGACGTAGAAGAGTGGACTGCGCTTGACCCAATATCAGGATATTAAGTAATGTCAGTGTTCCCCACTCGCGGCCAATCTATTCTAGTTGAGACGCCCGAGAGCCTGGCTGCTGACCGTAAGTACTTCGATAAGCCATACGAGAAAGCTTCATCGCTGTGCGGCTGGGTGTTCCAGCGCGTCAACATTTGGGAAGATGTGCGCAATCGTGGATACCAGCAACTGTGGGGCGAATACTGGCGCATGTGGCGCGGTAAGTGGTCAGTCCAGGAGATTAATCGACTCTCCGAGCGGTCTAAGCTTATCGCTCCTGCACTTGCGCAAGCTATTGAGCAAACTGTTTCCGAGATTGAAGAGGCCGTATTCAGCAAGGCGGAATGGTTTGATGTTGCTGTGGAAACTGCAAAAGATATGGCTCAGCTGGCTTCAAGAGACCAGCTTCTCAGCGACCTGGATAAGGTCAATGCCGCCGATCAAATTATGGAAGCCGTTCTCAATGGCGCCATATTTGGCACGATGGTTGCTAAGGTAAATACTAGCCTACAGACGGAGCACTCGCCTAAGCGCGATCCAGTGACATGGGAGCTTAAAGCTACCAGCAAAAAGCAAGTACAGGTGGCAATTGAGTCAATCCGGCCTGACGAGTTTATACCTGATCCTGTCGGTAAGACTATTCAGCAGATGCTGGGATGTGCTCATCGTGTACAAAGAACCCTGGAGTATATTCAGGAAAAATGCCAACAAGGTGTGTATAATCAGGCGGCACTAGCGCAGGTAATGCCCACGCGGCGACTCAAGAATTCAGACGTGGATCAGGAAGATCCCATGTCTATCAATACGACATACGAAAGTGAGCAGGTTGACATTATCGAATACCACGGTAAAGTCCCTGCTCATTTTCTTATGGAAGTCGAGGAAGCGAAGAATATCGCTGACGAGCTATTAAAGCTTGACCTTGAAGATAGTTACACGAGTGGCAATGGCCCTATGATAGAGGCCATTGTTACAATCGCTAATCAGGGTGTACTCCTGCGCGCCATGCCGAATCCGTTCACACTGACGGATCGCTGCATTGTAGCTGCGCAGTTTGAGAAGGTGCCCGCACGGTTTTGGGGAAGGGGCGTAGCAGAAAAAGGCTATAACCCGCAGAAAGCTCTAGACGCCGAGATTCGGTCCAGAATGGACGCATTGGGATACATCTCCGCACCCATGTTAGGTGTGGACTCCGGTCGTATTCCGCGTGGTTTCAAAATGGAAATCAAGCCTGGCAAGGTCTGGACGACACAAGGCAACCCAGACGAGGTACTCCGTCCTTTCCCCGCTTTGAATTTCAATACTATGACCTTTGAGCAGGCGTCTGAAATGGAGCGCATGGTTCAGATGGGTACGGGCGCTCTCGATGTTGCATCTGCTATTAAAAATCAGTCTCAGTCTGGCTCCAATAGTATGTCATCGAATAGCATGCTTATGGGAGCGTTTGTTAAGCGCTCTAAGCGGTCGATTGCGAACATATCGAGAAATTTCATTGGCCCGCTCTTACAGAAAGTTATCTGGCGGTACATGCAATTTGACCCTATCCGATATCCCCAGGACTTCGATATCAAACTCAAACCTACTCTCGGAATTGTTGCACGAGAAGTAGAAGCTGGGCAGATGACCCAGTTGATGGGAATGATGCCACAGGAGTACCACCAGGTACAACTGCTGCTAGCGCAGGGCATCATTGAGCATACTGCTCTGTCGAATAAGGCGGAGCTATTGCAAGCCATTCAGAAGGCCCTGCAGCCGCCCGATCCCAAGGTTGTCCAGCAGCAGCAGCAGATGCAGCAGTTGGCTCAGCAGGTACAGGTTGCTGGCCTACAGGCACAGCTTGAGGGCTTCCACTTGACCAACCAAAAGACCGCGGCAGAGATTAAGAATATCACTGCGCAGGCTATCATGCGCGGCCACGAGGCAGACATGAAGGAACAGCAGCACCAGTTGGACGAGAAGCGCCTGGCACAAGAGGCCCAGGAGCAGCAACAGTTCGCTGAACAGAACCAGATTGCTGCCGCCAGGCTACCGCTGGAGTGGCTCACGGCCCAGGCGCGAATGGTAAGCGCCCAGGCAGCCATGCACAAAGCTAAACACCCGCCGAAAGCGGCATCCAAGTAAAGCACCGTAGGAGAGGACGATGTTAGATTTAGAGCAGATTCAACTGCTCGACAACGCTAAGAAAACGCGCTATATGGCGCTTGAGAAGTTGTTCGAGCATCCTAGTTTTAAGTATTTTATGGAGTGGGCTAAGCAGGAAGAAGCCGACCACACCCAGCGGGTGTTGACGGCGCAGACCTGGGATCAGCACTGCTTCCATACCGGCGCAAGGTTCGCCTTTAACGCCGTAGTCAATTTTGAAGTACAAGTCGAGCAAGAATTTGCCGGTTATGCACAAGATGCACTGGAGACCAAATACGAGCTTGACGAGTTGCAGAACGGCACAGAAGAGTAGCGTGTCAAAGCTAATCCTGTGGCAATTTGCATGCACCAAGTGTGGCAACTCATTCGAGGACCTCGCCAAACCAGATATGTACTGGAGCAAGTGCCCCGACTGTGGTGCGAACGCACGACGTGAAATAACACCTGTCCGCATAGACAATACGGCTTTCGCCACGCAAAGTGGCGCTACGCCAACCAGTATTGACAAATGGGATAGGATGCACCAACAGAGAAAGAGAATCGAAGAAAAAGCAATGCGGGACCATGGAGACTATGGCAAACCCGCAGGTTGCGATTGATCGACTTTCTCGCCTCAAATAAGCTAAGCTTTGTAACGTATAATAGACTATACACTAGTCTAAAGTACATTATATGAGACGCTTGGAGATACCAATATGGTTAGACTCGTTGATGTTCCCCTAGACGCCGGTAACGCCTCACGGGCGGTTACTGATATTGAAGAAGCCATTACGCAGTCACGTAATGAGCCGACTTCTCAGACTACCACGACGACTAAACAACCGACAGACGATCCGCGCTTTGCGGGCAAATCGACGGCGGAAATTGTTGAGATGTATCGTAATCTTGAGAGTCACAGTGGCCGATTGGCTAACAGACTGGGCCAAGTTGAAAACAACTATAGCAACGTCCAACAGCAGATTAACCAGCTAATTCTAGGGAAGAGAGAAAACGATCTACGTCAGAACGGCGGAAAGGCTGAAATCCAGCCTGCTGATCTGATGGTTAACCCCACCGAAGCTATTGATCGCTATCTGTCCTCACGGAGCAATCCAGAGGTTAGCGCGTTACAGCAGCGGTTACAGCAGCTGGAGCAACAGCTGACTCAAACTACATTCACCATGAATCATCCTAAAGCAGAGGATGTTACGCAGAATCCGGAGTTTGCAGCCTGGGTTCGCGAGACGCCGCTGCGGATGCGATTGGCCCAGAGTGCAGCCCAGAATAACCTCGCAGATGCTGATCTACTCTTGAAAGAGTGGCAGCATACGCAGGATAAAGGGGAGAGTCGGCCTACCAACAGCCGCAGTCGTGCGCAGGAGCTTGCCCGCAGTGTTACGCTTGAAAGCAGCAACACCGGTACAGAAGCAGCCACGGGCCGTAGAGATGGCGGGGGTAAGAAGTTCCGATCCAGCGACTTGCAGGCACTGCGAGCGCGTGATCCGGATAAATATGAATCCCCTGCCATGCAAGCTGAGATTGTGAAAGCTTATCTTGAAGGTCGGGTAATTCGCGATCAATAAAACAAACACTTAGATACTTGAGATAACAATAACATGGCTACAGCATTAGTTCTTAGCAATGATATTGCGACAAGTCTAACGGGTGGACCTGGTTCTCCGAACGACGTCCATGCCGCTAATTTCGTCCCGGCCTTGTGGTCGGATGAAGTAGTCGCAGTATACAAATCGAATTTGGTTCTTGCCAACCTTATTCGTAAGCTGAATCACAGAGGCAAGAAAGGCGATACTATCCACATTCCGACTCCTGCTCGCGGCACCGCCGTGAACAAGGTTGCTCAGAGCGTGGTTACGTTGCAGCCGTTTGTTGACCAGAGCGGCGTTGGTGGTATCACCATCACGATCAACAAGCACAAAGAATACAGCCGCTTGATCGAAGATATCGTTGACGTGCAAGCGTTGCCCAGCCTGCGCCGGTTCTATACCGACGACTCTGGCTATGCGATTGCGAAGCGCGTTGACCGTGACATTTTCTTCCAGTTGGGATCGGGCACGACCGTTGCGGGCGCTGCTGGTACCTTCATTGAAGATCCGGCTACTGGCAACGTGCTGGCTTCCAGCACTGCGTCGCTGTATGTCGGTGACGGTCAGACGATCTACTCGCCTTCGGCTAACGCCGGTGCGGGTAATGCCTCGGATCTTACGGATCTGGGGATTCGTCGTTCAATCCTGAAGCTCGATCAGGTGGATGCGCCGATGGCGGCTCGTTACCTGATTCTCCCGCCTGTCGCGAAGGCGCTGCTCCTGGGTGTTGCCCGGTTCACGCAGCAAGCTTTCACCGGCGAAGCGGGTCCTGGTAACTCGATCCGTAACGGCCTCGTTGGTAATGTGTACGCTGTGGAAGTGTACGTGTCCAACAACCTTCCGAACATTTTCAATAACAATGGTACGGTTGGTGGGTCGATTGCCTGGTTGCTCCAGCGCGATGCGGCGGTTCTGGTTGAGCAGATGGGGATTCGTACGCAGCAACAGTACAAGCAAGAGTTCCTTGCCGACCTGTTCACTGCGGACATGATCTATGGTACTGGTATGTTGCGCGGCGGCTCTGCTGTCGGCATCGTGACCAATAACCTTCTCGACGCTTAATTGATTAGCAGACTATTCATCTAAGGAAGATCGGGACTCCCGGAATGCAGGATGACCCTGCATAGTCTGCACTTATTATGGCATCCACAAGTACCCCACTGTTAAAAACTCCGCTAGTCACGCCAAAGGCCATGACAGCGTCGAAGGTACTAACGGGTACGGATGCGGGTTGTGCGTTCACCAATACGAACGCCACTGCCTCGATTACGTTCACACTGCCCAAGGCAGCTGTTGGACTCACCGCTGTAACCAGCGGTTTGATGTTTCAGTTTCTGGTAGCTTCCGCACACAATATAGTTATTACGCCAAAGACAGGCGACACTATACGCGGGTTAGCTGCCTCTGCTTCTCTGACACTGACCACTGTAGGACAGTTTGTCCAGCTAGAATGTATCGTAGCAAATTTCTGGGAAGTAGTGTCTGGTAATGTGTTTACAGATGGTATCACAGTATCGAGTGGTTCTACTTCTGTTACAGCTCCGTTTACCGTAACTACGACCGGAGGTAACGTAGTACTGGCTGCCAATAACGACGGCTCCGCTACGCTAGGTTATAATGGTACAACTGCTAGCCTTAGTATAGCTACTACGGGGGCAGTCACTATCGCAGCACCGTCGAGCGGAACCGCGCTGACGGTAGCAGGTACAACCACGATCACGGGCGCTGGCGGGCTACAGACAACCAAATTCGCTATGAATGGGCAGTCACCTGTAGCGACGACATCCGGGTTTGGCACGCCAACAGGTAACGCGCAGATTACGAACTTCCCTGGAGCCACGGCAACTTTAGTACAATGCTCTGAAAGCATTGCCGAGATATTGATCGTCCTCAAAAACTTCGGTTTTATAGCAGCCTAATTATGGCAACACTTACACTTAGACAAATGCTCGTACGGACCCTGATCAACATCGGGGAGCCCACACAGGCGACCAACGTTCCGGCAGTGGGTAATGCCATCACAGACCCATATCAGCTGCAAATCTGCAACTTCATCAACCATGCGAAGGAAGAGGCCGAGCAAGAGCATCAGTGGTCGAATCGTTGGCAGACGTACACTATGTCCTACGTCTCCGGTAACACCACACAGCAGATATATGACCAGGGCGGATTCTTCCTGCCAGCCGGTGCCTATCCCTATAGCGACTGCCAGGTCGTGCGTCAGCACAATCCCAAGATGGGCAGAGAAGTTGCTCTGGTATTTGATATAACCACTTTTGGCATACCGTTTGTATTAGACGAGATGCCAAAGGCGGATATCCTGTATTACAATACCGTGCTCAATCAGACGCCGGTAGCCTACAGCACAAACTTCTGTGTCAACGACATAGGCAACGATAACGTGCAGTTGATTATGTATCCGGGCGCTAATAGCACGCGGAACATACAGCTTACCCTCTATAACCCACAGCAGTATATTGATCCCACCAATGGTGGTGGTAACCAGGTAGACGTATGGAACACAGGGGCCACGAATATCAGTTTCAATGCGCCGCCGACTTTCGGGGCAACTACGGGTACCCTACTCGTCCCCTGGCCGTATGCCTCGGGGACGTATACGGTGACATTCACTGGACCGAACCCAGTGACCCTGGGGACTGGGGTAGTCAACCAGACGCTGACAGCTACCTTTACCAACGGCTCCACGGCTGTTACAGCGTTCAGCGCCAGCATCAATAATACATCATTTGGGGCCGTAGTGTACGTCCAGGGCTTCCTGAGCGGCGGTATAGGGGCAGATAGCCCTATCCAGGTACCTAGCCGCATAGTCGAGTTAGGAGCCGCCTGGTACGCACTGAGTGAGCGTGGAGAGAACCTGGGCACAGCATCCATGTTCTCCGAGGATAAGTATCGCAGGGCTATGGATGACCTGGCAACCAAAGACAGAGCTAACCAGGGCGACCTGGTAATGATAGTAGCGTAAAATGGCATGGCCGCAGCAGTCTCTAGCAATTATCCCGCCTTCGGACCAGCTTCAACCGCTGGACTTCGTTTCGCCTGGTTTCCGGGGACTGAACACAGTAGAGTCGGGGATGCTCATGGACCCGGCGTACTGTACGCAGGCGACCAACTGTGTGATCGATATTGCGGGCCGTCTGGCGGCGCGACTTGGGTGCAACCCAGTAACCACGACGCCGATTACTGGCACGCCCAGTATCTTAAGCGCTTTTGAGTACAACCAGGGTGCTGGCACATATCAGCAGATAGTCGCATGGAATGGCGGCATCTCAAACAATGTGACAAACCCCAATACGGGCAGTTTAGTCGGAACAGGTACGTATACAAATGGCCGGTGGTACTTTGCCAATTTTAACAATAAGGTCATCGGCTTCCAAGCTGGACAGAAGCCAATCGTCTACAACGGCACAGGAACGTTTAATACGGTTGTCGAGAGCGCGGGTACTGCGCCAACGGGCGGTATCGGAACAGCTGCGTTTGGCCGGGTATGGGCTGTGCAGTCCGACCTCCAAACCATCCAATACAGCGGATTGCTAGATGAAACTGACTGGTCTACGACAGATGGTAATGCAGGCATTATTGACATGCATACTATCTGGTCAGATGGGACTGACCAGGTTACAGCGATCTTTGCATTTAACGCATCCCTGGTCGTCTGCGGCACCAAGCACATTATTTTCTTCACAGACGGCCGCGGCTCCATGCTCGGTATGGACCCTACGCAAGCATATGTTTTCGACGTCATTCTTGGCACAGGTTGCGTATCCCAGTGGACGGTGGATCACATCGGAGAAACCGACGTTGTGTTTCTTGGTCCCAACGGACTACAATCATTACAGCGGCTTACTACCGCTCGTAATAACCCGATAGAGACCTTAAGTAAATACAATCGGGATACGCTGCTGACGCAGCTGGCAACAGAGACACCTAGCCTAGTAAGCGGCTGTTTTAACGCTCTTACTGGCTTCTATATACTGGGATTACCCAACAGTCAGATTACGTGGTGCTTTGATATGCGCCGCCTCTATCAGGACTCAGTAGGCGAACTCTGCGCGATTACCACGCAATGGTCAGTAATCACTACAGCGTGTTATAGCAACCATCTGCAGGGGCTATTTATAGCGCGCAGTGGCAAGGGTACCCTAACGCAATATCAACTATATGCAGACGAAGGCTCTACATACACGATGACATATCTGTCTCCGTGGATGACACTGGGACAGCAGGTAGCGCAGCGACTCAAACTACTCAAGCGCATAGTATTGATTCTGTATACAGCAGGTACTGAAAGCTTCACCTTAAGTTGGGGAGTAGATTTCGGCGCTTCTACTGGCAGTGTAACGCAGATAGTTCCGGCGCTTGGCACTACTACGCAATATGGCGTATCACAGTACGGCTACGACCAATATGGTGCTACTGGCCAAGGTATATACAACTTCAAGTATGCCGCGCATATACGCGGACAGTACTATCAACTCGGATTCTCTTCTAACGTGACTGGCGTGTTGGCTCTACAGCAAGCCCAGTTCACAGCAAAGATCGGACGCATAGCCTAATGAGCAATTATTCACAGACGACTTTTTTCACACCAAAGGACTCTCTGCCTCTTGGCAATCCGTCTAAAGTCATCTATGGTGCTGCTTATGACGTAGAGTTTGGAAACATCTCCACTGCCATAGCCAGTAAGATTGACAGCGCATCGACTGGCGAGTCTGTGGGTAATCTCACAGTTACCAGCAGCACTGTCCCAGTTAATGGGTTATACCTGCCAGCGGCCAATAGCGTCGGTATTTCAGCTAACACTACCAATGTCGCTACGTTTAAGAACGGCGTTATTATTGGTGCGCCGACAGGCGGCGATCAGGGCGCGGGAACTATCAATGTGACTGGTCTCTTTATAAATGGCTTTCCCATTTATCAAGGTGCTCCTGTAACATCCTTTGGCGCGAGCAATCCCACGATAGCGCTCAGTGCAGCTAATACGGGGTTTGTCAGTAGTGCCTCTGGTCTTACGATCACAATCCCAGCTAACGCCTCCGTGCCCTTCACTGTAGGTACTATGCTCACATTCGAGAATAATGGCGGCGGCACAATGAGTATCGCGATTACTACGGATACGCTGCAGTTGGTTAACTCCGCTACGACAGGAACGCGTAGCTTAGCTGCGAATGGCCTGGCTACGGCGTATAAGATCACTACCACTAAGTGGATCATCAGCGGCGCTGGATTAACCTAATGAGTGGTCAACAGCAACTACTGATGGCCTTTGGTTTTACGCCGTTCTCTAATACATACAGAGCAATTACTGGCACTGAAACTACGCCGGCCAATTGCAGCTTTATTGATATAGAAATATGGGGAGGCGCTGCTGGTGGTGGCGGTGGTGGTGCCGGAGCAGGTGGCGGCGGCGGCGGCGCTGGAGCGTATAGTTACTCTAGTTACGCTTGCGTTGGCGGGCAAACACTTAACTACTCCGGCGGAGCACACGGCAATGGCGGCGCGGCAGGCGCCAACGGCGCTTCTGGATCGGCTTCTAGCGTGACTTCTGGTACATTAACCATCACTGCGATGAATGCTCCTGGCGGCAGTGGCGGAGTCAACGGTAACTCGACTGGCGCTGGCGGCGCAGGCGGAACAATAGGCACTGGCGGCAATATCACCAACGCGCCAGGCGGCGCTGGCGGCAATGCTTCTGGTAGTTCTGGCGGTGCGCAAGGTCAGTGGACCGCCGGAACCTATCTTAGTCCCGGAAGTGGCGGTGGCACCGGTGGTAGTACAGGTAACGCTGGAAGTGCTGGCGGCGATGGTTGGATTAACTTTCATTATAGATAACATGACACCTTCACACAACATACAATATACATCATCTATAACAGTGGGGGCGCTCGCAGTGACCTGGATTGACACGCTCGATGTTTGGCTCCGCATTGGCGCCTCGGCTGTCGCTATCGTCTCCGGGATCATAGTCGCTGTTATAGCAATCAAGAATTACCTTAAGGGTAAATAGTTGGCCCTCCGGGGCCGGGTGCGGATACACTGCTAACGGTGCCTCTCCCCCGTTACCACTTGTATCCCACCCTTAGAGTAAGTTCATGGCCGTAACCTACGAATCCCCGACAGACTATCAGCCAAGCGCGGGGCAGCAGGCCATGACGGACGTCGGGTATGCTAAAACCGGCGCATCTGTATACAATGGCATTAGCAAGCTATCCGGGAACGGTACTAACTCAGATATTGCTGGGCTAGGCAAAGGGGCAGGGGATGTACTCGCTGCGTACAGCATCTACAGCGGACTACAGCAAGGCGGCGTACGCGGAGACTTAACCGCTGTTAATGGTGCAGCACAGCTGGCTAATAACGCTGGGTTACTGAGTGGCACGGCTTCCGATGCTGTACCAGTCCTGGGTGCCGCACTTAGTACGTACAACTTCTTCGCTGATTGGAAATCAGGGGATACTGGTGGAGATGCGCTAAGGGGCGCGGAATCAGGCGCTGCCATAGGCAGCATGATCGTACCCGGAATAGGTACGGTAGTTGGCGGTGTGATCGGCGGAGTAGTGGGAGCTATATCCTCACTCTTCGGCGGCAGTAAGACCAACCCAGATACGACAGCATGGAATAGCTTCACGCAGGGCAGCCAGTCAGCTGCGGCTCAGAATCCCAACACCTTAGCTAGCACAGTCTCTGGTCTCTGGAAGTCTGGCGACAACAGCTTCCCTGGTTTGGCTAACTACCAAAGTAGCAACCAGTTCACCGGAGATATGACGAAGCAGATAGATGCTGCTGTTGACTCCGGTAAGATTGCAGCTAATGCCACTCCGCAGCAGATGTATAGCCAGGTAGTGCAGCCGTGGCTATCGAGCATGCCTGGTGGGCAGCAGTGGAGTAAAGATCCTAAGCAAGGCGCGCAGAGCGCTTTGATTACAGACCTTATAAGCAACTATCAGCAGGGTAAACCCATTATGGGTTCTAGCTCTGGGACAGTTCCCTATAAGAACTATCAGGATATCTCGGGGTTAGCGCCTACTAACACAAGCAATCCGGCTATTAACTTAGCTAATGGTATTGCCGAAGGTGCTGATCCGCTGACCATGCAATATCTGCAGAAGGCAGCAGCCGCTGCTCCACCGCAGCAGACGGCACAGGCAGGGGTTACTCCGCAACAGGTAGCACAAGCGCCGCAGGCAGCAGCGCAGGTTAGTCAACAAAGACAACAGACACAGCAGGGCACTAGTCCCGGCGCTGCGGCGGGTATCGCTGTAGGCGCGACAGCAGGAGCGGCCTTAGCGGCCAGCGGAGCAGGAAATAGCACTATGATGGACAGTACAGGTCAAGGCGGAATTCTTCCGGGCATAAGCAATAGCAACCTGCTTGGCGGGTTGGGCTATGCGGCGCAGGCCGGTCTCGGCTATCTGTCCGCTACGCAGCAGTCCGGTATGCAGACCGGAGCATACAACTTGGCGGGGCAGGCGGGTAATTCTGGTAACAACTACAGCGCTACGGGAGTAGGTGGCGTCGGTGGAATGTTCAACAACGGCGCGCTTACGCTAAATGGCGGAGCCATGACTGGCACTGCCAACGGCTTCGGGCAGTTCGGCACTAATCAGACGAACATGGCTAATATGTTCGGTAATGGTAATGTGCCCAGTAATGTTACGCAGGGATTCAACAACTACAACAACCAGTTGAATACCTCGCAGATGTTCAATGGCATGGGCCAAGGGACCAGCGCTGGCGTGATGAATATGGGCGCCAATCAGCTAGGACAAGCGAATGCAAACTTTAGCGGAGCCTACAACACAGCCCTCACCGCTGGACAGCAAGCTCTTAACCCGCAAATACAACAGCAATCAAATGCGCTGCTGAATAGCAACTTCGAGCGTGGTATGTCTGGCACGTCCGGTGGTGCTTTGCAGACACAGGCCCTGCAGAATAGCTTTAACACGGCTGAACTACAGAACCAGTCTAACGCCTTCAACCAGGCAAACAGCATCTACAATAGCACTATCAATGCCGGTACGAGTATGTTCAATACTGGGGCTGGGCAGCTGGGCAACTTTAACAATGCAGGTGCCGGGTTTGGTCAGCAAGGGCAGACGGCGGCAATGAACTATAATATGTACAGTCCGCAGCTTGCTGGCGCATACAACACGAATGCTATAAACGCCGTTAATGGCTTTAATGGCATCAACCAGGGAGCGACGGCTGTCGCGGGTGCCGGCCTTGCTGGTACGACCAATATGGGCAACCAGATGAATAAAGCCGCTGGTACGCAGGGGCAGATTGCTAATACCTGGAATGGCGGTGCTGCTGGCGCTGGATCAACTATAGCCGGTGCCTTCGGTAATATGCTCACTGGCGGCAATACCGGAATGCTAAGCGGTGTCGGCGGAGCGGTCGGTAACTATCTGAATGGCAGCAACAGCGGCAGTGGCTTTAACTCCATGAGCAACTTTAATAGCCCTGGATCCAACGGCGATACAAGCAATTTAGGCATCTACACGGGTAATAACTTTAACTCGTATGGCGCACCTAATTCGATTTCCAATGCACCAGATACCAGCAGCGGCTATGATCCGACAGCTTTCTTAAACAATAATTATGATTTAAGTGGCGGCACCACCTAATGGCACAGACACAGCAATCAGATGATTACGGCGGGTATGATATAACCACGCCAGAAGATATCTATAACCAGCAGCAGACGCAATACGACAGAGAGCAGGCTAATGGCAATGCCACCCAAAGGGCGCTGAGTAACATCCGCGCCGGTGTGCAGGGCATGTTCGGCGGTGGTCCGCAAATGGATCATGCCAAAGCCGTACAGAACCAGATGAAGGCTATCCTCGGGGAAACGTCAGCACAGGCTGACCCCAACGAGGACCCACTGACCACACAGATGCGTGTTGCGCGTGCTATGGCTACGCAGATGGCGCCTATTGCGCCGCAAGTAGCTATGCAAGCTAACGCACAGATGGTCAAGCTACAGCAAGCACAGAAGCAGCAGGGGCTGCTAGATGCCCGTACTAGCCAGGAGAATACACTAGCGCAGGAAGGGCAGCTTAAGCTTGCTCAGCAGAAAGCCAGTGCTAACTACGTCGTATTTGACAGCGGTCCGGGGGACGACAAGCTTCCCTCGATGAAACAGTATGGCGATCCTATCTCCATGTATAAGGATGATGGTACGTTAGATCCTGACTTCCATACTAATATTGCAGCGGCTATTAAGAAAGCCAAGGAAGATGGCGCAGCTAATCCGCTGTATCTGCCAGCTGATTCCTATACCAACGGTAAGGGAATGGTAGCGGACACAAGAGCAAAGGCGCAGATAGATGCGACCAATGCGCGGCTAGCGGCTAAGCAGCAAGCTGAATCTGTCAGCGATCCCAACGTACTGAAAGCCAACGTAGCCAATGCGCTGCTGTACGGTCCCACGGGTATGCGCAATATTCCCAAGGAAGAGAGGGACGCTACCCTAAGCTATATGACTTCACAGGGGCTGTCGCCGTTTGACGGCGTGCCTGCTCAGGCAGAGATTAAGGCGCTGAATGCCAATGCGACGGCGCAGGGGCGGCGCGAAGGTAACGTAGCGTTCCTAGCCGCCTCAGTTCCTGCGTTGGGGCAGAACGTTCTTGATACTATGGATAAGGTGGACCGCACGCGGTTTCCGCTGCTCAATCACGCTATCATTATAGGTAAAGATGCCTCCGGTAGCCCAGAGGAACGTGCCTACAGCGCGGCTATCCAAGGGTATGTCAACGAGTATGCCCGCGTCATCAGCGGCGGCCAGAATATTACGTCAGACGCGGCGCGTCAGCAGGCGCATGCTTTGCTCAGTAAGGCAGATAATCCAGAGGCCGTGAAGGCCACACTTAAGCTGCTGAGCGGCAAGGAACTGGACGCCATTAAAGGCGCGGGTCCTATAGCCTTAGAGATGCTGCGCAATCCTACGAACTATCCGACAGCTACGAAGATATCCAATCTACTGGGATTTAACTCCCTAGTTGGGTTTGGCTTAGACCAGCGTGCTAATGGCACGGCACAACAGATACCCATGAGTTTCGCATCGGAAGCCGAAGCTGAGCAGGCATTTAAGGATAAAAAATTCCAGGCCGGGGATAAGATTACAGTGGGCGGCAAGCCTGGGACCTGGCAATAATGGGCTTCGTGGCCGATCCCCCTGGTCAGTATCCGGTATTCCCTAACGACGCGCAGGGAGCCAAGCTCAATCAAGGGGATATCGATCCTAGTACGCTGGACGCCAAGACTAGGGCTAACGCCCCTATCATCGTCCCAAGGGCTGGTAGTCGATTTGTGCCAGATATGGACCTACCCGCTACCCAGGTAGCGCCCCCCCAACCGAAAGCCGCGCCTGCGCCTGCTCCGTCGCCAGGCGACGATTTTGAAGGGCAAATGGGGGAGTCCAGCCCCACAGGGCGCCAGGTAGGTATATTGGGTAGGGGAGCCGCCCAGGGGCTAGCACAGACGGCCGACGCCGCTCTGACCAACCCTGTGATTACCTGGATCAAGCATGAGCTTGGGCTGCCAGAAGATACCTATGACCAGATGGCTAATAAGGCCCTGGACAAGGCTGGCGTGCCTAAAGCTGATACCATAGGGGAGCGTGCTCTACAAAGCACTGCCGGCATTATTAGCTCCACATTGGCTACGGGCGGCGTATCTGGCGCTGGGCTTAAGCGCCCGCCGCTACAGGCAGCGGATTACAACGGCTGGGCATCAGTCAACGGCTCAGTCAACCAGGATGTACTGGGTACACTAGTAGGCCGCGAGATGGGTCTGGATGCCAATACTAAGATGACGCCTACGGCTCTTAATGCCATAGGTAAGCAGATACGCGGCTTTCTGGATGTTGTACGTGATCCAGAGCGCACTATCATAGTTGATCCTAGCAATACTGCGGGAACAATAGCTGCGCTAAATCGTAAGTTTACCCCTAACAGCGACGCGCTGATGGACCATCCAGTCATTAAAGACTTGATGGACGCTGTGGATAATGGGCACACCAACGGGGCGGCACTCGGACAGATATCCTCCAATTTAGGCAGCGCTGCCAGCAAGATTCGTGGGGATTCCTACCAGCTAAGTAAGGCGCTGGATGGCGTTAAAGATCACGTCGAGACGCTGGTCAAAGATGGTTTACCTGCACCTGTGCAGCAGAGCTACGACCAGGCACGCAAGCGCTATGGTCTGTTCGCTGAACTCCGGGACAATACGCTAAATGCGGCTACTGGGGAAATTAATACGCCGAAGCTTACCCGGTATTTCAAGATGACTGATCCTATCGGCTATAGTGAGGGTGTGAACACTAGCCCGCTATATCAGGTACTTCGGAAGTCTGAGGGTATGGCTGGTACGCCGCTGGATGCTACTGCGCCCATTCACAGCAAGACGCTGGCAGTAGCTCGCGCCGCAGCCGCTACCGTTCCAGGTGGCGCTCAGTATGTCATACAGAACGGCCTAAAGCCTGCTCTGCGCAAGTTTGTCAACGTGCCAGGCTTCGCAGCCCAGCTAGGAAGAGAGTTGAATAGCGGAGACCCCAATGGAGTTCAGTCAAGCCCTGACAATACTCCTTAAGTTCGAGGGAGGGTATGTCAATGACCCAAATGATCCAGGTGGTGAAACGAACTTGGGCATATCAAAACGTGCGTATCCGGATTTGGATATTGCGTCTCTTACTCCTGAGACTGTTGCTCCGCTGTATCAAAAAGCCTATTGGGACGCGATTAATGCAGATTCTCTCCCTGAGAACTGTAAGCTCATGGGATTTGATTGTGCTGTTAACCAGGGACCTGGCCTCGCAAAGGCCATTGGACAAATAACGCAAGATCCAGTGATCTATGCGCAGCACAGAGCCAAGCACTACCTTGCCGCGGCAGAGTTCAGCAAGTACGGCCTAGGCTGGATCAACAGATTGTTAAGCGTATTAGGAGAGACGTATGGCAGTGGTGGGTGATATAGTCGCAGGAATCCTTAAGCCTATAACAGATGTTATAGACCATATAACGGTATCCGGTGACGATAAAGTAAAGCTGCAGCTAGCACAACTGCAAGCGGGGATGGCCGCGCAGACGGCCACACTACAATACGAACAGAGCCTGCTAGATGGACAGACTAAGATCATCGCAGCAGAGGCATCATCCAGCAATTTCCTTGCTGCTATCTGGCGCCGGATTACTATGCTTGTGTTTCTTGCTCTGGTGGTCTGTGATAGCTTTAAGTGGCTACCTAATCCGCTGGCGCCTCAAGCTTGGACGCTGCTGCAGATAGGCATAGGTGGGTATACCGCTGGTCGCTCTGTGGAGAAGGTTGTTCCGATCATTGCCGCTGCTTTCAAGAAATGAAAATCGAGCGCATAACTTGGCGGGATGCTGGAGGCGAACAGGACGGATGGATAGCCACAGACGATTTAGATGATGATAATCCTATAGTCCAGTCCGTGGGCTGGGTAGTCAAAGAGACGGAGAATAACGTTACACTGGCAATGGATCTAGCAGATGATGGAGATACCCATACTAGGGGTAGAATCCCGAAAGGGATGATAGTAAAGCGCGAAGTGCTCGCATAGAAGAAGGCCCTCCGAAGAGGGCCTTTTTTATGGGCGCTAGTTTTGCGCCGTAGTCTCACCCTGATGGTGAATTGGCTTTACTTCCGGCTTAGGCGCAAGCAGTTGCAACTTCTGCTCAGGCGTGAGGCAGCTAGCCAGATATTCCTTTTTCTTAGCGTCGTACTCCTTGAGGTTGTCCAGGCTGAGTACGCAGCTTCCCTGACTGCTCGCGCACGCTTGGAAGTACTCGCTCCACGTATTCAACTCCGCGCAGCGATTTTGCTGTTTCAATGTTGCTTCCGCTGGGTCCGTCTGTACCGCGCAGCCCATCATCACCAATGCCGCCAAGAGCGGCAGAAAGCGCTTGCCATTTGTCATAATCTCTCCGTGCTGTCAATACTTCTCGTGTGATATCCTGCTGTGCCTGTTCGGCAGCACGCAGGCGTTCTCGTGCCAACTCTAATTGATCTTCGACGTAGGTGGAGGGGTCTGCGCTCGGCGCACTGACTCGTTGTGCAGGTCGAGTGCTCTGTTGTACCGCTCCGCGAAGTTTTGTTCCCGTTCCCACTGGCGCCGCGCTAGTATCCACTCCCACTCCGTCATCACTGGGGATTGCTGCGTCATCTTCCTCTACCTCCATCTGCTCTTGCTGTAGCCGCTTTAGCTTGGCTTCCGCCGCTGCTTCGTTGGCTGCTTGTATTCCAGCGTGCCCCCTGCCAATGATAGCAGACTTAACGCCGTCCACCCATCCTCTGAGTACCTGTTTTTTGAAATCCTGGCCAACCCAGTCTGACGTGATGGGATCACCCGTTTCAGGAACATATACGAATTGAAATTGTCCGTTAGGATTGACATTCTCCCGAGTGCGGGCGAGAATATCCCCATCATTAAGGTCGGACATTTCGACGCCTGGAACACTGGTATCCCCCATAGCCACAAGGGCCTCTAGATCCTCTCGCTTCGTGCTAGATACACCGGCTGCTAGTTTACTCATGCCAGCATACTCTTTCGTTTGTCCTTATCCAGTAACATAACTTTACCTCTACTCCATCCAGCGCAACTCTGACACTGATACCTAGCATACTTACCCTGCTGCAGTACAGCGAAACCTCTCTGCTGCATCTTAGCGGAGCCACACTTCGGGCAACTGGGTGTGGCTTTGAAGTTATAGGCACCTACATTCGGATGATTATCGATCCAGGGCAGCAGCTTCTTGTATAGCTTCTCCAGGCTCCTGATATCCTGTATGTTGTACTTCTTCATCTCCGCCCACGCCTTGGGGTTGTCTTTCATAACCTCTGCCCATAGCTCGAAGCCAGGGAACTTTTTATGCTCGGACTTCGGCGCATCAGTGAGATACTTGCTGGTCCAGGCCAGCTTGTTGCTGGTGAAAGCAAAGTGCTTCTTCGCCACCAGCAGCGTATCCACAATTCGGACAGGGGAGTACGGGCCATAACCAGACATTATAAGCCTCGCATTGATCTTTTTTACATCGAAGCGCCTCCCGTTCTGTGCAACAACAATGTCGGCCGCGTCCAGCAGCTTCCATATCTCCCCCAACAGCTTCCAGTCGTTACGCACGTCACCCTTTGTGTCGTGGTAGATAACCTCTCGCTTACCAAACCACTTCGCAGCGAAGCTGATGATAGACCACTCAGTCTTGATCTGGTCTAAGCCGACATTCTGGTCCCAGAGTCCCCACGTCCAGGACTCCAGCGGAACTGTCTCAATATCAAGTAGCAGTATTTTAGGAGACGATGCTGTCATAGTTTCCTCCTACATACTGAATTATATTCCACATATAATTTCCTTCTCGCTCAGCCATTGCAGCGGCCAGGTTACAGCGCTGGCAAAGTAACTTCCTCACTTCGCCAGTCGCGTGGTTATGGTCTACACTAAGCTTGCGTGTTTTTGGCGGCGCTTTACAAATAAAGCACACGCCATTCTGTGCTGCTAGTTGCGCGTCGTATTCATCAATGGTGATACCATATGTGCGCTTATAGTAGGCGCTTCTATGTCGGCGTATATCACTAAACGGCATTGTTATTTTGCTCAATAAGTAATTCAAGTATGGCCAGGGCATTCCAGGCTACCTGTGCAGCGTGCAGGCAACCCGTACCGCCAGGACCATTATCCCGCGTTCCCGGCTTGTGCATCAAGTGTCTGCTCAATGCGGCGCCGTAGCGCGTCACGCCATCCGGCACCGTTCTCCACCCCTCCCAAGCGTACTTTTTCGCTCCTATCTCCGATACTTGTGCCACTGCCTCCAGTGCTTTCGGAAAGTAGAGGAATGCTCCGCGGAGTATGTCCACCTTTCCGGCGTCTAATTTCGCCCCTGGAGAGCTTGAAGTCAGCCCATTGGGGTCGGCTTCTGTGGACTGCGGCTTTAATGAGCCGCTTAGTCCGCTGGTATAGCCCCCGTGGACATGTAGGGGAGAGTACTGCTGTGACGCTAGCAAGAAACTGCTCGCCTGTTTCGCTGTTGATTCCATAGTGCTCAATTCCTTTTAGCTCGGCCGCGCGTTCGGGGTTTGCGCGTTTGCTGTACTCTTTGAGTCCCTGCCGCAGCGCCTTGGCCTTTTTTGAGTTCATCAATATGTTCCTGTGATAAGGCTACGAAGTTGACTCCGTTAGCGTCCTGAACGATATCGCCAGACTTGATACCGCGATCATTCACCCACGTATAGTTCTTCTCAGCGGCTAAAGCTAACTCGGCACGCAGTTTGGCATACTCCGCTGTGTAGGTGTCCCGCGTGCGCTGCACACCTAGATCGAACCCGCGACGCTCAGCATCGGCCTCCCGCTGACGATACTGCTGATTCAACTGCGCGCGGATCTGCCCCTCAATATCAGCAGCTTCTGCGCTGAGATTGCGCCGCCTAGTTGCTTCTCGTTTGCCATCAAGCCATTGCTCGAATGCGGCTCTGCGCCGCTGAATAAAGCTAAGCATGCTCACCATCCTTTGGGCGGCTGCCCATTCCAAATTTCCACTTTAGCATTGGGTAAGAACTTCCTAAACCACTGCGTTATGCTGCTGCGTTTACCCGTGACTTTGGACTTGGCTCCGGAGGGGAAGTCCCTTTGGAGTAAGAAACGGACAGCAGAATCCGGGTGCGCTTTATAGAAAGCACGGAGAAGCGCACGTTCTTTAGCCCGTAAGTAGCCCTTAGCCTCGATGTAATAACCGATGGTTTTACGTTTGGTATGATCGGGATCAACATATAGATCCGGCGTATAAGTCCGCTGTTGACCAACTTCAGTTGATCCACAATCTCCGCACTTTCCCCCCTTAATGGGCAGAATGAAGGCCATCGTATCACTTTTGGTCGTGCGTCTGACTTTGAAGCCAGCTTTTGTGTAGGCGGCGTAAACTGCGTACTCATAGCGTGAATCCCATTTATTCCCCTCTGGATCGATCCAATGCCTGTCACCGCGCTTAGTTCCGCTGCGGTGCCCTGGTATAACTCCTACAAGTTGGCGTACAGTACGTCTTTTACCCATGTTCTATCCAGTTCTGTAAGCCCAGCTGCTTCATGGTATTGGTAGATAGGCTTCCCTCCCAATAGAGCAACAGTAACCTCAAGTTTAGCTCCCTTGCTTCGCTCCCAGTTGCGTAGAAGCGCGACCCCCGTAGCTTCATCAGCCACGACCTTAACGTCTCGGCTGAGAAAATCTCCCCACGTCTGCTTAAGGTCGCTGATGTTACCTGTCTTGCTTGCCGCTGCGGTGGCCGCGTCTGCTGCATCGTGTTCCTTGTCAAGTTCATGCGGACTAATAACCTTAAGTCCCTGGCTACGCAGCGTAGCCGCTGCCTCTGTGAACGCAGGGAAGTTGAACGCTGGATACCCGGTCATGGGTCCTGCGATGTAGATGGTAGCCATCTTAGTAGTGACCTTCCAGGACACTGATAGCCGCCCGCACTTCCGCATTGTAGTTGGCCTCCTGCTCTCGCAGGGTCTGCTCAGCCTCCGCCCTCTGCTGCAACTCAATGTCAATCAGGTTAGCCAGCTTCACCAGGTCGCTCGTAGCCCACTGCTCCATAGAGAGCATGAAGTTGTAGTCCTGCATGATCTGCTCAAATACTTCTGCGTGATCGTCATTCTCCATCGCTGTTCTCCGTAAAAACTGATGTATCTGTAAATCCTGTCCCCACGCGGCGAATGTATGCCTTACCGCCATCTACGGCAAAATGCCAGTCAGCATCTTCCGGCTTGCAGCGATGTACGCGAAAGTCGTGCCTATTCGTGGATTCTATCTCTACGCCGCATTTGTCGCACTTAGCGCTGTTCTTAAGTATCGCCATCATCTGCCTCCACTTGTCCGTGTGGCGTCCCAGGGGGATTCCACAGTTCGCCCTCTTTCTGCTGTAAGTAAACCAGTCTAGCAGTCTCTAGGGCAACGGCAGAGGGGTCACTACCCACGTACGGACAACCGGCGACTTTTTGGCTAGCTGCGTACTCACGACAGATTCCCTCCCAAATGAGTCCATCAGATCGTCGAGCGTGCTTGGAAATAAAGGCGGCGGCCTTACCCTCTCCCACCTTCCAGCACCCAGGGATTCCATCTGTTGGATCGCCTGAGAGGCATTGCTGGAAGAAAAATAGGCGGGCGGCATCCTCCAATTGACTGTAGAATACCTGTTTGAGATAGTTATAGTGCGGTCCTGGGATTTGGTCAAGGTCCTTGTCGATGGTGGCGATGATGTATTGGTAATCTCTCGCATCCTTCGGCAGGCCGGACACTCGCAAATCCCTCTGCCGAGCGGACCCTCGAAGTCGAGCGGACCCTCGAACCAATCGATCGCGTCCCTCACTACTATGTCCGCTCGCGTGGCGGCGATTCGCGGCCAGGATACTGCATTCGTCATCTGCTTCTCTCCCATGTACTACGACGGCTCCCCACTCGGAAGTGAGATAATTACGGATTGACTGGTACCAGTATGGCTTGTGATCTGAATCTCGATTTCCTTTATAGGGTGCAATCGTTGCCAGTCGTTCTCGGTAATTGCCAGGTCCAGACAAGACAACAGTTCGCTGCGAAAAGTCGTCCAATCCGTAGTGCTGCTTGCACTCTTTTTCGATGGAGAAAAGTTGAGTTCTAACTGCTGCAAGTGCTTCTTCCTCACTGTCAGGATGTATATCTCTGCTCTTGTCGAGTATCGTCCACTCAGGGTGCGCCTTTACCCATGCCTGCATTTGCGCGCCAGCGTGCTGCTTAGGCTTAGGGGTAAAGTGGAGTTCCCGTATCTCCCCTCCGGGAGACTCCACTACCAGGTGATGGTCCGTTCTCTCCGCAGCGAAGCCACAGCGGTAGACTATCGGATCTGAGTCGATTATGAGATGCATCGTACTGGTACTCCTGCTTTTAGAGCCTGATCTACCATATTCGCCGTGCCAGGTCCCCCCGGAAACGCTAGCACCATATCTGGTTTTCCTTCCACAAGCATGCGCTTGTTACGGATAGGCCCTGCTGCCTTGCCGTGCCTCTCCCAGTCAGCTTTGTACACTTCACGTGGAACCCAGTGAATCACTGCCCAATCTACAGCAATACTGTCTGCTCCTGTAGCACCACCTGAAATAATAACCGTGTCCTTTGGAGGCAGCCAGCTGTCGTTGGGTTCATCTCCGCTGGACACCCAATCCAATGCGCGAGCAATCTCCGTGTAGACTTTGGTATAATCCGAGTAATCCCGACCACCACATACTAGTAAGCGCACTAGATATCTCCTATATCGCCCAGCGCCGTCTTACCCTGCGGAGAAGCATACCCATTCAACTCCCCACTCAGCACCTTGTCGAACATCTGCTGCTGATTCTGTAGCACGACCACGGAGAGGGCGAGGGACATACCCCTCGCCTCTATAATGCCCGTTATCTTATTACGCAGTGCGTACATTGTATCCAATCCGGACGGCAGCATATCGTTACAGACTTCCTGTATGACCAACTCAAAGTCTTTGGTCTCTGTATAGCCCAGGCCAGTCAGTGGAAAATACTTATTCGTCATCTTCCTCGTCGTCGGAGTCGTCCTCACCTTCTTCGTCGTCTTGCTCTTCGTCATCGTCTGAGTCCTCCGGGAGTTTGCCCACGTCAGCCTTAACCGCACCCTCGTCTACGACGGCTTCCAGGAGCCGATGCGTCTCAGCGTCGAAGAAGTAGCGGATAGCCAGCTTATCGACCAGGGCCATCAGTTCCAGGTAGCGCTTAGCTTCCCCAGCCTTACCCTTCGCCGCCGTCAGCGGCAGGGCATCCTGCGATACCAGCAGCTTCAAGACCTCGATGGCATCCTTGCGCGCAGACTGGTAGTGGATCGACTTCTGCGTAGTATTGCTTACATTATTACCGGCTCCGCCAGTAGCCGCTTTGCCGCTCCGAGCAGGAGCGTTCTTGAGACGCTTAATGTCAGTGGCGTTGATGTAGCCCTGATCGTTCTCTTCCGCCGTGATCTTAACGTAGTCGCCTTCCTTCGCGTCCGGGGGATCGAACCCCGCGCTGATCCACTTGTCGTACTCGCTGCCATCTTCCTTCTCCAGCTTGATAGAATACAACGACCAGGCGCGGCCCTTGCTGGAGCGGCCTTCCTTCTTACTAATCTTCGCAATAAATCCTTTAAAAATCATGATTTCCTCTCTGTCTTGCCGTTAAAATATTCGTAAATCTCTTCCTTTCCCTCGCCCCAGTGTTCACCTATCTTTATGCCAATGCCCAGAGGGACCGTATAATCCATCCCGTAAACAGTCCGAAGATAATCAAAAGTGTTAGGTCCAAAAGCCAACTGAGCAATTCGTATAAAATCTTCCACATGGTTCGGCTCTACTTCGCAGATCAATGAATCGTGTACGGTGGAGACAGGTACAATGTACTGGTCCAGGCCCTGCGCTTTGATGTGATGCCAAAAGTAACTAACCGATACGGGAATAATCTCGGCTGTCGCCAGAGCCTGTATAGGATAGTTGTAAACAGCATTGCCAACATTAACGTAGCCTGTAGACGAGATGCGGGCAGTTGGGAAGTAGTAACGCATTCCCCATTCAGTGACAAGTCGCTTCGATGCCAGAACTTCATATACCCAACTCTCCTGTGTCTTTGCTAGCTCGTGGTAGCGCTTCTTAAATGCCTCTGCCCATCGCTGGCTTTCCTTAGTGCTTCCCTTACCGCCATAAAGCGGCTGGAAAGTGAACGGTTTCGCCAGTTGCCGTAGCTGACTTGCCTTCTTATCTCCGGCCAGGTAGTCTGCTCTAAGCTTGCTATAGTCTTTACCATACATCTCACTCGCTGTTACGCAGTGGGCGTCGAATGTTGGGTCGGCAATGTCTCGCTTAATTTGATTATCGTTGCCGCAGTGGCCGGCGACTCGGAACTCAAGCTGCGCTCCATCTGCTTCACCAATAAGCCAACCAGGGCGCTTAGCATTGAAGAGACATTTGAAATCTCTCGGTACGTTCTGGAGTTGTACGGACTTTTCAGAAACTTCTTTGATTCCAGTGCATGAGAGTCGATGTGTTGCTGTAATTGCTTGATTGAATTCAGCGTGGAATGTTCCGTCTCGTTCATCACATATTTCCTTGAAGTACTCTAGGTTTTTTGAAAGAGCACTGCTAACGCTTCCAATACGTCGCTTAAGGCTGAGGAAGGCGCGTTGGGCATCAGTACTTGGATGCAGTTTGTCGAGTATGCGCTTGTTCGCCAGCCGCCCGCCCTTAGCTGTTCGTCTAGGCGTTCCGTCGCGGTTCTTAGGTTCTTCAAATCCAAGGGTGTCGTAGAGGTATCCTGCGACTTGCTTGGGGGATCGGAAGTTAATACCGCCGGTGAGCGTATCAAATTCAGCCGAAAGTTCCTTAAGCTGTGCTCTGTATTTTTCAGTTGTGCTAGCAACTCTTTCTTTGTCAAGATGCATTCCCTCCTTTTCTATCGAGCTAAGTACAGGAGTAAACATACAGCGAGTGTATAATACTCCCAGCCTATTAGTACGCTGTAGCCTATTCCTTTGATCGAGGAAGATACGATGCGTCGTATCCACGTCTGTCTGACAGCGATCCAGGACCCACTTAGCGGGCATTTGTGATACTTTAATACCATGCTGCATCCAGATGTCTACAATCGCATCTTTAGGAGCATTGCCGCGTCTAATACCGCAATCATTAAGGCTGATCCCAATAGGCTTGACGCCATTATCACGGTCGCCAGATACCAGGTTCCCCAGGAGGACATATTCCGCAAGCTTTGTGTCAAATACCAGCAACTTACTGATATCCATGCCACAGCGAGTAAGCCAACCAAGTTCATATTTGGCATTGTGTGCGACAATGAAATCTACGCTTTGAATAGCTTCCAGTAGGCCCACTTGATCGTACTCGCCACCCCAATGACTATAATAGCCACCCCCAGGCAGGCGAGCGCAAGCGAGCATAAGATGGTTGCGGTCATCAATACTTGAACCAAATCGTCCATCGCCTACCTCCGTCTCAACGTCCACCACAAGGTAATTGCTGCCCATATACCGATCAGGATCAGGGCTTGCAATAAATTCGGGTAATCGATCATTCTTCGTCTGTCGCTTTGCCAAGCTGCTTCGCATATTTGGTTGCCCGAGCGTTAGCTGCCGCGTAGCGGCGATTAGCCAGTGCGGCTTCTTCCCGCAGTACCTTGAACTGGTCCAGTAGGGTTGCGATCACTTCGCAAAGCTGTGCTTGGCTGTACGGTACATCCGCCAGGTGTCCGGCGATGCGCTTAGCCCTAGCGCAATTCTCTGCGATCAGTACCGCTGCTTCGATAGTCTGCTGTGCCATTTATCCTCCATCCGTTACAATTGATCGTTCAGTATTGAAGCGCAGCATCAAAGGTTCCCTGCTCTGCGCTCCGCTGTGTAGTTTGTTCTTCGCGAAAGAAATCATCCGCAAACCGCGGGACAGCATCTCCGTCGAAGCTCCTACGCCAAGCATTAAATCCACGGTCCCCGGCAGGCCCACTCTGGATGAATCCACGTCCCCTGCTGTCAGGTATATTGGCCCTTGCTGGTTGTGGCCTTGGCTGCGGTCCCCCGCTTGGGTAACTGACAGCCCCACTAGATGGTTGCGGCTTAAGAGTGATCTGAATCTGATAGCATTGGCCTCCATCCTCTGTGTCATGCCATCCTCTGGACCAGCTAAGTTGCGTATTTGGTCCAAGATTAATGCTGTGGGAGAATGCTTCGCCACCAGGTCCTCGCACTCGGATATGGAACCCGGCGTGGCTTTGACCATAGTCAGGCGATCTGCTGTCATTTCCGCCAGTAGGCGCGCTGCTTTCTTGGGATGTGTGTCCACCCACTCCTGCGATTGATTCAAGAGACTGAGGCGCATCCGAGACTTCAATATGTTTATCTCGTCCTCGTTCCCCACATACAATACAGACTTCCCCTGCTTTAAAAGATTTGCGGTAAGTGCAATCGTGAGACATGATTTTCCTATTTCAGTTCGACCAAATATTAGTACATGATGACCAGGTAGCACACCGCCACCAATACGGGAATCAAGACTAGGAATGCCCAATTTGATCCGATTGTGTGAGCCAACAGCTTCGTCAAGCGTATCCCAATCTCGTGCATATTCTATCTCCGATTCCTGCTTAAGTTCCGTCTTGCACCATATCTCATTCAGTTCCGCAAGTAACTTATCAGCTTTCTTGCGATCATTCGACATGCTAGCAGCAGCGAACTCAGCGCTAAGATTATACCTGCGTAGATTAAGCACATACTCCACAATGTTCGCTGGAGAAGCGGGCGATGCCGTCGCACTATCCAGCGCTTCGAGAATGGCAGGGGCATGCTTAGGATTAGTAATCCGCTGTTCGCCCAAGGCTCGAAGGGTTTGCATTTGGATAGCGGGTACGCCTCCATCCCTTCCATAGTATTCGCGGACAATGGACAACCAAAAGGCCACACTGGGAGACGCATCTTTATCATTGAGATAATCCTTGATACGGTCGTATGCGTGCCTCGAAGATATGATAGCTGCCAGTATTTGCTGATCTAATTGCATCGTTCATTGCTCTCTGCTGCGGCATCAGACTGTGAGCGGCTCATAACTTTTGGATCACAAAAACCCTTTCGCGAGAGAGCAGTTTTATTTCTACATCCTCATAGTCGAATTTGAATTGATCGCGCACCCACGCCTCCATCATTACCTGATCGTACTCGGGACCGACCACGAAAACTTTTTGCTCGTGCGGCGAACGCCTCAGATCGCCAATCGCGTCACCATCCTGGTTGCGCGGATACCATTTGACGGTCGTCTTGACTTCAAAAATATATAGCTGATGACCCATCATGGCTTCGCCTCTCCGCTGTTCGTGAATGAGGGAGCGCCGGTTTGAGGAAAGAGCCGGGCGCAGACCGCTTCCACGCAACAAAACGGCACGCCGCCCTTGTAGGTGATCTGCGGGAACCCATCGGCGCATATATTGCTTTGCGCGATCGGTGTCCGATAACTCTGGCATCCAGCACAGCTATCCATGCACTTCTCCCTCGTGAGGTGAGCGGGGGCGCTTCGCTGCGGCATGAGCGGCTAATCGCAGTCGCAGATACGCCAGCTTCTCGGTGTATCCCTCGTAGCTCACATGTAGAGCCCTGCTAGCGCGATCTTGTCCTTGTCTGTCATTTCTTCCCCCAACAGCCTATAAGCCATGATTTATCATCGACATTCGCGTATTGCGGGTACTGCCCAGGACAGCCTTCGATAGCTGCGTCCTGGCCCTGTATAGCCCAATTATAGCCGCGTTCTGCGTGACAGCCGCTCAGCAATACGGCCAATGCCAAGACACGTAGTACAACCATAGCCTAGTTCCTCAGTTTGATAGTGGCGATTATTGACAGCACCAAGTTGCGCAGTTGCTCGGGTATAGCCTCTACCGTTGCAATCAGGGCATTCATTCTCTGCCGGGATATCGTAGACACTTCGATTTGCTTCCTTTACAGCCATAAACTACCTGGCGTCTTCATCTCAATTAGGATTTGCACGACACGCTCAGCAAAGTCGCCAAGTATTTTATCGGCGATGGCGGCGTAGGCGGTGGCGGCGTCGGCGGCGTAGGCGGCGGCGGCGCGTGCGACGTTGGCGGCGTAGGCGGTGGCGCCGCGTGAGGCGGCGTAGGCGGCGCGTGCGGCGGCGG